CCAGCATTATCATCAACATATTTTTTATTAGCAACCTCATAATCAGCATCAGGAGCAGCAGATGGTGTAATAGGAAATACACTAAAAGTTGTATTACCTGAAGCATCAATAGTCATCACATCAATATCAGAAGCAGAACCTATCGTACCACCATCAGGAATTATTAAATTACCACCTAGTGTTACTGTAGTAGATGTAATTGATATTTCAGCAGTTCCACCAATTTCAAGTGTTAATGTATCAGCAGCACGATTAATACTTCCACAAGTCAACTCACCTGTTCCAAGTGATAACCCTGCAAATGTTGGACTATCAGCTTGTTGCAAATTCTGGTCGGCAGTATAAGTATTAGGCCAAGTTGCAGTACATTTAGCATCAGTATATGTGGTTGATATTGATGTCCCTTGCCAAGTCCCTGTTCCAATTGTGCCAAGAGTAGTAATATTTGTTGTTCCCGCCCAAGTTGATAATGCAGTATTTTCTACTAAATTCAAACTTAAATCCGTCTTGGTCTCAGCAATAGTTCGTATTGCATAAGTATCCTCCGCAGTGACTTTAATAAAACTATCCGAAACATAAGTCAATCCGGCTAAACTTGTCAATCCTACATCCAGAGGTTGATACGCCGCAGCGTGAGAATGTAATGCCCCTGCATCACTACCATCAGTGAGGGTGTCCAATTCCGCCCCAGTACCAGATGTATCACTATGTGATGCTATCGTGTGGGCAGTAGGAGCATCTCCAACCAGCATAACATTAGTTCCTTCTACTGCAATAATCCCTGCGGAGGCTCGTGTAATCGTAGTATCCGATGCGTGACCTAATTCTATTCCTGTAAATTGAGGACTATCCCCCGTTCCAACCCCCATTGATGTTCTTGCAGTAGCCCCACTTTCCCAGGCTAACGCACCAGCCCCGGTGCCGACAAGAAACTCACTATCAGCCGAATTTGCACCGAGCGTATTCAAATCATCTAAAACTGCCCCCCAAGCCTGAACGTCACTACCTATAGCCAGTCCCAGAGTTGTTCTCATAGTTGAAGCATCTTCATCATCAAGCAATGTTCTTGCAAATGCAGTCAGGGGTGTTTCAGCCCAAGTCGCCTTAACATAGGTTGTTACTTCCGTTCCCCAGAAATGCCCTTGTGCTCCTCCCCACTCCGAGGCGAAAAACCTTGAGCCATCCGAATTCACGGCTACAGATGACCAATTACTATCTGTAGCATGGGGGGATACATTACCCCAATAAGAACCTAAATAAGGCCAAGCATATACTCCTGATGGGTGTGTCCCTCCCGTACTATAAACTGCCGCCAATAAAATAGTCCCGTCAGAATTACAATCTACTCCATACCATTTTCGTAACGCGTCCCCTAAAGGTTGTTCCTCGCTCCAAGTCGCTCCAGAATCATCCGATACATATAATCTCCCAAGGTCTATACATACTATAATAACAGACCCATCCGAATCACATGCCACATCTCGCCAGCTATAATCATAGTCCCCAGATGGCCTTCTCTCCGTCCAGTTTACCCCGTAATCAACTGTTGTCCAAATCCTTCCCCCATAATCCACGACCACAATAAGAGAACCGTCATCACTACAATCCGCAGCTTTCCACAGAGGATAATCTCTCGCACCAGAAGGTTGTCTATCTGTCCAATCTACCCCCGAATTAACAGAAATCCAAACCTTACCCCCCGCATCCCCATCGCAAGCCACCATAACCGAACCATCGGAATCACATGCCACACCCAACCAATCCCTATCTACATCCCCTGCAAGCTGTTTCTCCGTCCAGTTCGCTCCAGAATCAGTAGATATATAAAGCCTTCCATTAGTTTGTCCAGCTATTAAATGAGACCCATCCGAATCCGAAGCCACTCCAGACCAATAATAATTAGAAGCCCCATCCGGCTGTCTCTCTGTCCAATTCTCTCCATAATCTACGGAGGTATAAAGCCTTCCATTAAAATTACCTGCTATAATATTTGACCCATCCGAATCTATTGCAAAATAGCCCCAACTCTGTAGATTACCTATCGGAGACTTATCAGCCCAACTAACTCCTTGCACATAAATTGTAACGGCACTCGTATAAATCATCCTATCAGCAGCCGTACCAAGAGCATCTATCTGTTCAAGATTATGTCCAAGTCCCGTCAAAAAATTAGAGTTCAGACCATCGTGATGATGAACAACTAATGTAGTTCCATCCCTCCCAGGAATTCCTTGGGGGCCAATCAATCCTTCCATGTCATAGGTTACTCCAACCCCCGCAGAGGGAATAAGGGCATCTGATAAATCCCTTAACTGGGTACTTTGTCCTGAAACCTCCGCAGAGATACCATAATCTCCGTACTTTCTAACAGTGGGACCCCCTCCTAATGGTGTTATTATTCCGAATCCATCAACTGCAAGAGAATTATCTATACCAGGAATGAAAATACCGTTTAATTGTGGAGTGGATACAACGACATTCTCGCTGCTTTCACCGGAGGTAGTGAAAATTTCTGCCAAGATTAGCCCCTCCAATAACGTCTGTTATCAGAACTATCGCTTCTGTCAATAGGAGCTTCCGGCAAGTAAGAATAATATGCCGTTAATCGTACATTTCTAATCTCACTTTGGTATGCCTTAAGAATACTCGAAGCTCTCTTAGCATTTCCTTCAGTAGCCATAAGCCGGTATGCCGCATACAAAGCAACAACAGTGTCCATTCCCTTATGAATCGCCGGAGCAATCTCGTAATAAATACTACCGTCATCCGTTGTTGGTATAGGTGAAAGAGCGGCATCAAGTGTTGCTTGTCGTGTAGTTTCATCATAGGCAGTTATAATCCGCTCCTGTAAATAATTTCCGGTGACAGTTGTACCATCAGCACCGAGACAACGGAAAATACTGCCAGCATACGCTTCGTGATGTGTATCAAGTGCTCCAGCATTCGGGGTTGATCCAAACGTAGCAATAGTCCCCGCTGCATTTAGGGTACAAGTGCCGTTATGAAGTCTGGCAATTCCAGCTGGAATATACTCTATTGTTATCTCTGTATCTAACCCGTACATATCCGTAGTTTGTATATGAAGTGTTTGATTCTCGATCCAAATCCCTCTCCCCCCCGGATTAAATTTACTTCTGGAATCATAGTATATTTTTCCTCCTGTAGAATCTGTCCTGTAAATCCCATGAACTGACCCTACCGTATGAGGGAGCGGGTAGGTTAAGGTGCCGGAAGCAATCGTCTTTTCAATCTTAGCAACCGCAGGTGTTCTAGAATTTCTATTCACTTCATTAAGAACAATAATATATGCCTTCTCAAGATGTTCGATTATTCTTGAATCCGAATACTTAGCTTTGGTTGTAGGCTCATCAGTAGTCTCTCGAACATCCGTTATAGCTCTCGTCAGGAAACTATCTGAATAAAAAGCACTTGATCCTGCGGAGGTTGCTGTTGCTATATCTTTCGTAAACGATACACTCCCCGATGCCGCCGTGAACGATGCCGATGCAAATGTATATCCCGACAGATTACAAAAGATGTAATATGTAGTGTACTCCAAATTGAACACAACCTGTCCATTCGTATCAGTAACCTTAGTCCCGGCCACAGAACCAGACCTGTCATTGGAACTATTAACCCAAACAGAAACACCAGAAACAGCACTCCCCCCCGTAGTCCTGATTGTCAATGTAACCTCATAATCCCCAACACCATTCCGTCCCGCCCTATTCTCTATACTAAAAGTTCCAGCACAGAAATTCACTGTTTGACTATCAACGGTAATAGCACTCACATGAACTGCATAATCATTCCCACGAGCGAAAAACCCCGCTGTAGTATTATCACTCAAGTCGATTGAAATTCCATGACAGCCTGTAATCCCGTCAAAATCAATTCCATCTGTATCTAAAAGAGTATATCCAGAATCCGACGCCCTTTGGGTTTTATTACCATTCTTATAAATCTCAATATCAGTAACAGCAAGGCCAGATATAGTGACAGAAGCATTACTGGAATCAAAAGTATCCCAATAAAGATACACTGTAGAATCTGCTAAATAATCTCCTAAATAAGGAGGCAGTGAAATAGGAGCAGGCATTTATTTCTCCTTAATGAAACCAACTCAGAAAAATGGCAATAGCGGTTGTAATGAAATAATACACATATTTTGCATGTGTTTGTTTGTGTTCAATAGTCCAAGCCTTAATCCATCGCACATCACTGGCAGTTTCAATTATTAATTTATCTCGTTGTTCATCAGTCACTATTTATGAACTCCTTTTATAGTTCCTTCTTTCTCCGATGCATAGAAAACACCCTTGCCCTTTTTCTTGCCGTATTGCTTAATCATCTTGGCAAGTATCTTAGTTCCTTTTGAGGTTAATGGCATAATCAGTCATCCAAATAATAATCTTCTCTACTATTCACATGCACAGATTTTTTCTTTTCAACCTTATACTTATCCAATGCAAACATCATTTTAATAAGTTCAATATCGTCCATAAATAAATCGGAAGGCATACTGCAATTAAGTACAGGACTAAAGCCGCCGACCAAAAGACCCCTAACTCTGCCATCCATAGTAAATACAGGGCCGCCACTATTTCCAGGGTGGGCAGCAGAATCAGAAGTAAATGCAATTTTCCAGCCATATGGTTCTCCTGTCCGAGGATTAATTTTATTCCAATCCCTATCTAATCCTGATATGATCCCCAATGTCACATTATTAAAGTTTAATTTCCCATACGGGCTACCTACAATAAAAATAGATTGCCCAAGCACACAATCCTCAATACTGCCAAATTTAGCGGGAACAAGATTAGGGTCGGCCACCCGTATAAACCCAATATCATAATCCTTATGTGATATAGCCTGAACCCCCTTTACAACAGAGCCATCACTTTTAGTAATTGTATATCGAGTCCCATCGACAACATGACGAGCAGTCGCCACAATATCTTTAGTCAATACCACGCCTGACCCCTGCCATCGGTCACATTTAATATGAACCACACTCGGCAATACTCTTTGTATCGTATTCGTAAACCTATAGGACACTGCTGGTTTCTCGGAATGTACATACAGTGCTATAACTATACAGCAAAGCATGACCAATAATACCCCGCCCCGCAAATTCCAATCTTTCATCGTTATTCTCCTATTGTAACTCGTTCACGCCTTTCAGTTTCCTCAGAATCTTCATCTTGAAGCCGATGATAAAAATCACTATCATTTTGATTAATAATCCTCATCGTTTCCTCCGCAGTAACAGGTGCGAACAATCTTCTGCGGAGTTCTTGTGCCGCCTTAAACCCGAAATTCGCCAGCGACTTCCCCAAGTTTAGCACATCTACAAAGATATTATATTTATCCAGCCACTCGGCGATTACGAAAACCCCGAGTTTGTTATACCTAACCAGAAAAAGATGTCCTTTCCTTTTAGGATCATTCTCAACCAACCGCTCCAACCATGCAGAAAGATCGCCTCCTACAATAGTATGCTCCTGCTGCCTATAATAACTTGTCATGCCTAAAATGATAATCTCCTTTCAAAAATTAAAATTAGCAAATTCTCTAAAATATTCCAGAGCTGCATAATCTACTCCTTTTTCTCTGGTTCTTTTTTGGCCTCTGTCTGTTGGTCTAATCGAGTTGCTTTTGAAAATAACATTTTCTCGCCCATAAGCAATGAACTTATTTCATTTGCAGTTAGTGGCAATCCATTAACAAGAATTCTAATTGCTTATGTGCCTGTTCAGTTGTAAGTCCCATCTTTCTTCCTTTCAAAAAATTAATTAACCTCTACCACGCAGACTTCTCAAATCTGCTTCACTAAGCCCCGCTTTCTTTAACCGAGACTCTACACTCTCTCGTTTAATTCCCTTGAAATAAACATCTTCTTTGTTTCCTTTTTTCTTTTTTTTGCTTGCAAGATATTTCTTACCTGCCGGGCTATGTTTCATTTTCATAATTGCCCGAATCAAATCGCCTTTAGCCATAATTCATCCATCCTAATTAAAAAATTATCTTATAAAGCGTCAGCCGTAAATCCAAATAAGATCAGACTGAATGCCCCATCTGTTTCCAAAATCCTCACCGGATTATTCCTACCTATCTCAATCGCCTGTGGGAAAGTATGGGTAACAGGCTGTAATACACCTGTAGCAGTCTCTACTGCGGTTGCAAATAATCCTACAGCCGGAAGTGGATTCTCAGCATCTTTCTCACCCTTCTTTCTAAATGGAGGGCCACACTTCTTTACTGCCGCCGTACCGCCCGACTGTTTACTTGGTGACCACGCCGTTCCGCTAACTGTAGCCTTCAGACCATCAGTATTATTAATACAATAGCAAGTTGTACCAGTTCCTTCATCATTATTCCAAGCAGCAACCAATCCTGTCTCACTTCCATCATACTTACGACCAATGCCATCATTGTAATTTGCCAAAACAGTTGCAGCAGACAAATTAGCAGACGACCCGATATACAATCCAACAGGGCCGAGCCAACAATCTTTACCACTTACTCCGGTACTAACTATAGTTGTTCCCCCGTCCAATGTCAAATTCAAAGCCGTAGTATCAACAGCAGTTGCATCAGCCACACCATCAATATACAAATTAAGACCAGTAGTCGATCCACGTTCTGCCACAACTGTAATCAGATGCCAACCATCGAATATACAAGTTGATCCTGTAATTGTCATAGATGCAGCGGAATCGTGAGCAGTAAACTTTGCTAACCCTGCGGAGGTCACTTCAAGCAACCAACCATCCGAGGATTCATCCCCACGCTTCATCAGTGTAGCATGTGCTCCAGTTGCCGTAGGTATATACACCCAAACCTCTAAGGCAAAATGACCACTGGCAGCCTCAGTTCCCCAATCATAAACTGTTCCACTATCAGCAGCGGTCCAAGTATCTGTAGTGTTAAAATACAGACAAGACCTCCGCAGAAGCCAGAAACCATCATCTTTGACTAATGTCCCCCCTAATTGATAGCCGGTTATCCAATGACTACTCCTACCATCTGGAGCATTTAGTAGTGTTGTGGATTTAGCTGTCCCACCATTCAGGTGAACAATAGGCCAATTCACTCCACTTTTCATCGGTCTTGTTTCACAAGGCATTTCAAACTCCTTAAGTTATCAAATTAACAATTTCAAAAAGTTTAGTTACTCCGTTTTCTTTCATTACCAATCCAAGTTTCTCTGTTCGGTTATTTGATTGTTTCTCAAATGGAAACGTCCCAGAATATATACCATCGCCTAATTCATCGAATTCCACTACATCCGATTTTGTCATATTCGGATAAATCACATATCCGGTCACAGTTACCGCCTCTTGATACCCTGCGGAGGCGTAGAAAATCTGAAAGACATTTTCGTGATGTCGTATTGTAATTGTTATAGCCATACATGCAAGTATTTATCCTACCATTGGAGGGGATACAATATCACTTGCTTTAGCGACATCATAATCAGCAAGGGCAGTATCAACTTCTGCGTTTATTTCTGTGATTGAAACATCATTAAGAGCGTCAATTTTCCCATCAACAACATCGACTTTACCATCAACAGTTGCCACATCATCCCCAACAGAATCAACATCATGTCCTACAACATCAAAATCTTTTACAATCTTACCTGGTTTAGTGGCACTATCAATCATAACTCTCCACTTACCCTCTGCGTCAGGAGTGAAAGAGCCTGCATATCGACCAGTAGTGCCAATTTCAGACATTACAACATCTGGAAAATTAGAAATATCTTTTGCACCAGTTTCGTCATAAATTTCCATTGTTACATCTGTCAACCCAGTAGTTGATCCAGCGGCTTGATATGTAACCTCATGTACTGTACCTACTTTAGAACTCATTTTATTACCCCTTCTGTGCGTGTTGCGATTCGCTGTAAACTACAAGAGCATCATTAACATTGTATCGAGAATCGTAACTGTTTTTGTTTATTACTTCAAATTCCATAAAAATAGGTTTTCCTAAAGATACTGAATCATAGATATAAAGTAGTAGCGGTCCTAATGCACTTGTGTCAGATATTGTCAATGTCAAGAAATAACAACCTGCACAATTAGGAATATCTGCCCAAGTTCGAGTTACTATATCTTGGACAGTCCCATCTGCCTTTACAATATATCTCCAATAATACCAACTAAGTAATGCTCCATAAACAGGATCAAGTGGGTCAGTCATTTTAGTTTGCTTTGTAAGCAGTACCCCGACCCGAATTATCTGTTCGGTATTATGACGAAGCTCTATCATATTTCAAAGAAAAAATCGTGTCCCTCCATATCCCCAGAGGGACACGCAATTCAACTATTCATTTTTAGGATTACGCATCATCCGCTGTTTGCGTCACAGATGTAGCACTACCCATCTCGATGCCATCGGCATCTCCACCGGCATCCTCATTGTACCAGTTTTCAAAACAAAATACAGCATCAGCGACAATGGCAACACCAATTGTGGCTAAGTTTGTTTTGATATAGTTCCGGCAAATAATCCCAGTGGTTCCAGTTAGCAGTTCAATGGCAGGCTCAGTATCGCCTTGATAGAAAATGTTGTTTCTAATCACAAGGTCTTTGCTGAGTGTAGTGTCCCCGTTAATACAGGCGACTTGGTATGGGCCTCTAAAGATGTTATTCTCGATAATGGCCCGGTCTGAAGCACCTGTAAACTTGATTGCAGAGTCACAACCATTATTTGAAGCGTGTACGAAGAAATTACAATTTCGTACCACAAGGTCGTGACACCCAGCCTTCACATCGACGCCAATAACAAAGTCATCATCACCGTTGGCAGCTTCGCCTTCCAGAACCCTAATCCCGTCCAAAACACAATCAGTATTACCCGTCTCGATGTCGATAGCTATAGCTGTTACGGTAATACTGGGCAAAAGATTCAGGTTCTTTAGTGTTATATTATCGGCTCCAATGTCAATAGATGAGTTAGCATGATTGAAATGAATTGTGGGCCTGTCAAGTCCATTTCCATAGCCAATACAGGTAATACCTGCTTGGTCAAAATCTATAGTTGCTTCTGCTAAATCTTCTACATGGCCGGGGGCAACATGAATAGTATCGCCATTATTGGCGGTACATAGGCCAATCGCATAGTCAATAGTGTCAACTGGGTGTTCCCAACAAGTACCGTGAGCCGTATCATCTACGCCCAAAGCACTATCAACATATATGTTGTTGCCGGGAGTATTTCCTTTGGCTTCAATCTGTACCGGGGCTAAATTACCGCCAAGGTCTGCCCATGTATTGTCGTGACAACACATAATGTTCTGCTGAATACAGGCATATCTGTTGTCAGAAACACAAGTATTTCTGGCAATAACACCAGTCACCGTCAGGGCAGTTTCCTCAATTTCGATACAATGAATACCGGATTTCTCGCAGATAATCACATTGTCTGTAATCATCACTTCCTGACAGGCGTTACCACCAGCCGGGATTTCAATAACAGCCTCATCCGGTGCAGCAAGGAAATAGTTATTCTTGATTGTAACATCGGTAATGTCACAACCAAGATCAATACAATTATCAAGGTTCTCATCAGTTGGCATATAGAATCGACAGCCTATAATCTTCAAACCATCACCGTGTCCAGAACCTCCAGTCGTATCAGCAGTAATACAGGACAACGGGGTTTGGCCGTTTTCAACGAACTCGCAGTTGATAATATGAAGATCATCACCGTCAACATCAATCATGTGATTCTGACTGGCAACATTACAACCAAACTTAATATTCTCAACTCGAATATTATCTGATGTAATTGTTAAGGCAGCAGCCGCATTTGTAGTAAATGTTACAAATGGCTTACTTTCACCATAACCGTGACCAAGAATAGTAATTCCAGCCTTATCCCCGACGATTCCAGCAGTTCCCACATTCTCTGTATGCCCGGGAGCCACATGAATAACATCACCGTTGGACTCTGTACACTTGGCAATGGCAGCATCAATCGTAGACAAAGCTGTTTCCCACGATGTTCCTGCCCCGGCTGCTGAACCTATTCCAGCATCTACGTACCAGTGGTTAGCGATGTTGGTTCCGCCGATAGTTCCGCCATAGGGACGAGCACTCACGCCTTCATTTATCGTGACATTGTTATCGAACAACAAGCAGCCAGCCGCTTCAAGTGCAGAACCATCAGTACCATTCGGACAGTGAATTACGTTGTGGGCGACTACCCCGGTTGTACTGGAATGTAATGTAACAGCAGAACCAACAGTAGCATCGTATTGATTGATGTAGTTGCCTATGATTTCCACATCATAACCAGCAGCAGCGTCACCGTCAATAAGATGCTCATTCCAATCACCCCGGAACACACAGTCGTGAATCTTCAATCTGGTAATTGCACCAACAATCTCGATACACTGATCTGAAGGTGTTCCACCAGCTACATTATAATGCCGATTACCACGTAGTGTCACGTCAGTCATAGCAGCCGCAAGCACAATATGAGCCAAAGCCTGAGCATCGTTAGCTGATTCATAAAACATACAGTTTTCAATCGTCAAGCCGTTAGCATCAGCCGTAGCCGACAACATAGCCGTGTTACTATCTATGGTATTGTAGAATACCAAGTTGTACAACGTACAATTTGCATTTCTAACATCAATGCAGGCATCCGTAGCTGTAGCTAATGTAAATTTAGGTCTCCGTGTGCCAGAACCCAAACCGATAATTGTTACACCACTTTTATCTACACAAAACTCATCCGTAGTGGTTCCGGACACATTACTATCATTTGTATCAGCAATAGTCTCTGTATGACCTGCGGCCACGAGAATAACGTCTCCCGCACCATTGGAACATCGACTAATTGCATAGTTTACGGTACTGAAGGGTTTGTCCCAACTTGCTCCCTGACCAGAATCAGCACTATTCGCGGAATTACCACTGGTTCCATCTACGAACCATGTATTACCATTATCCTGCCGGTCAGTTCCCTCAAGCCATCCCAACAAACCATACCGCATAACTGCATCGTATGTATTCATTCTGTAACTCCTATATTAAAAACCAAAATTACTCTTAGATTACGAAGCCCAAACTGAAGCGGTTGCACCACCCAAGCCTGTAACTTGTATCTTTCCGACTTCACAACCATAACAATCTACTTCGTAAGACGCTGAAATATCAGAAACCGGATAACTATTAGCATCTCCTGAAGCTACCCGCAACCCGATCATTACCAGTACAGTACCGGCATCTACAGTAATAGCGTTTCCTGCGGTGGTATCGAGGTTAATCATTACACAATCTTTAACAACCGGGTAGTTAATAGCCCCTACATCCAAGTCAAGAATAGCATCTGTCCAGTCACCATGAAAAGTACAACCCTCAACTAAAATGTAATCGGCATCGTCCTCAACAAAAAGACAGGAAAGATTGTCACCGCCCAACAGATTTTCAAACTGACAGTTTCTAAGTGTAAAGTAATCAACCTCATCTTCGAGGTTTACACACTTCAGAAGTTCGAGTGTATTAGCTGTCTCGTAGAACCTGCAATTTTCAATCGTTACATATTCAGAGCCGGATTTGACATCTATAGCCTTGGTAACTCCATCTGTTTTAGTCCCTACAAACTGTAGGTTACTCACAGTGACATTATCGGCATTGATTTCAAAAGTCGAAGCAGTAGCACTAAATGAAATTACAGGTCTTTTGCTTCTGACCCCCAGACCAATGATGCTGACATCATCAACATCAAGGTCGATTCCATAAGCACCACTAATTGTTTCGGTATGACCCGGAGCAACCAGAATTATGTCCCCTTGGTCAGCAGTACATAAACCGATAGCATAATCTATCGTTGCCAAGGGTTTTTCAAAAGAGTGTCCGTGTTCCGTATCGTCGGCATCGAGAGCATATGTAGCTCCAGAATCTACAAATAAAATCTGGGCTTCACTTAACAGGGCGACCCCGAGGTTGGACAGGTATGGCATAATAGTCCAGCCATATTTCTTGATTAAATCGCTTACTAAATAAGGATTTGTTGCAGCCATTTCATAACTCCTAAACTAAACTAAAAATTAATGGTTAAAAAAATCCGGGGAAGTCTGAAACACCGACTGAGAAAGGAAGAAAAATGACGACTTCCCCGAATATTCGTCTTATCAAAGAACCTCCGCAGAACTGAAACAATCAGCCTGTGGAGATTTTACCTCGAACCTCGATGCGATGCCAAGAATGTGCAATACAAATTCATCGTGACTCAAGGCTTTTTTCATCTTGTTACAAACGATGCAACAAGAGACTACGTTGTCCAGAGTATAACCTTTGGTGTTATCCAAGCGGTCTATGCCTTGGTAGGTGATTTTATGGCCGTGACATATATGAGTGTTGCTCGGGGAGTCTCCACAATAATAACAATCGAGGTTAATTAATTTCTCTACATCCTCTTTTGTTAATTTGAACTCCATATCTTTTTTGCGAGCAGCTTGGCGATAAGAACTAAAAACACGATTAACCCGAAATTCCGAAGGGGAAATTCGGTTCATCTCCGCTGTTCGTTCTTTATTGTAACAACCACAACTAATAGCATCTCCCGAACGGAGATTGGCCCCCATGATTGTTTTGGTATTACCACAATCACAAAGGCATTCCCACATACTTTCTTTTTCTCCTCGGGAGTCAACCCGATTTCCTGCGTCACTAATGACCAGCAAGCGACCGAATCGTTTCCCAACAAGTTTTAATCTGTTGTGTGCTACCATAATGTCACCCTAATGTCACCAATATAGTGACATTAAACTGTCATAAGTCCTTATAGCATAGTGGCTTCTGTCAGGCCAGTAAGTTTTACTGCTCTGGGGTCAGTAGGGGCAATTAAATTGTAATACCAGAACGGACTCTCAAGCAAATCCATCGGAGCACCAGTCGTAGCGGGATCACGAGCTACCATAAACACACCACTATGACCTCCGAGTGGAGCTAAGAATTCAATCTCTGGCCCCATACTGGCTTCTGTTCCACCAGACCTCGGAGGACTAAATCTCTGGATATTGTCCCCACCAAACTTCAGGGCGTACAGCGTCTTACTCAGACACATAGGACTCATAATCCATTCATAGACTCGTCCACCGAACTCATAAGAAATCTGGGACCAACCCCCCTTAAAACTCAAAGCCTTACCCGTACGGTCATAATTCTGCCGATTGTTGTACAAACCAGGCTGTTGTAACCACTTCAACTGAACGCCCTGTGTAGTAATTACAGTATCCAGCGTTTCTCCTGGATAGGCATCCAAATATCCGCCGATATAACCGTTAATTACATCGTCGGTTAGAGGCCCGTTTACAGCCTTAACTTGAGACTTGAATTGTGGATAAGTAGTCAAATCAAGAGCCTGACTCCCGGAAGAACCTCCCATAATGTAACCAGACCCCTTAATCCAGTCATTGAGGCCCCAACTAAGTTGAGGTCTATTAACTACACGACTCGTATGAGCCACACAAATCCAGTCATCCGCTATCGGCTGAGCACTAAAGGCATCGCCACTTCCCGACCAGTCAAAGTCCATCTGTCCACCATCAACAGAATTAATGGCCTTAACAGTTATAGACTTTCCGAGGTAATCAACCCCTGTAACAAGCAGTAGAACATAATCACTATTAGTATGCTCATAATTAAGCACATCCGCACCAGTTGTTGCAGTACCACTTTGAAGCACACCGGCACTATTATCCACCAAGTCAATTTGCATACCCTGACGGAAATTTGCGATACGACCATATTCCTCATTAATAGTAATCTTGAAATATTCCGTAGTACCAACTTCTTCTATCGCCGAAATTCTACCGAGTACTTGATTCACACCAGTAGTGGAACCATCATTACTCTCTGCACTATGAGAGAAGAAACTGGAAGCCTCATAAATAGCTTTCAGTTTCGCAACTGCCTTCATATCCCGAGCCACCTTCTTAATCTGAGCGGCATTAAGCAAATCAGCCTGTTTCCATGCAGCCGGAATACTAAAGTTACCCACAACTTTATGCAGAGTAAGTTCCCGCTTAATATCGCCCATGTGAGGCGACTTCGTGGCATCCGGGAAAATCGACAACCCCGAAGTCAAGGTTGTCGGAGTAATATCTAACATCCTTGTCTGCGTACCAGTAATGGTCTCCATTGTCGGACCGAGCGGATCAGCCGACTCAATCATACCAGCTACACCAGTTTCGTAAAGGTGTATAACCTTATACCCACGACCAAGACCTTCCTGCTTTTTTACTCCCAACGCTGTCCGTTTAATTTTATCGAACACTGGAGCTATAGCAGGACCAGCCTCGGTAATCATCATCGGAAGCTCCTCGCGTACGAGGTTATCTAACGCATCAATAGCCTGTGCCATTGTAATATCCCCTAACTAAATACATTTACGTTAATATGCAGTTAGTTGAGGGCATCAATCAGCGAATCTCTACTTAATTTTTCTGGCAGCATGTACCGCCTTCTGAAGATACCTTGCAACAAGATTCTTCTCTTGGTCATCTTCAACCGAAGAAATTCGCTTGATTGGTTCATCAGCTTGGATTTCAGATGAAAGTCCTGCACCCGGCCCCAGGCCCAAAACAATGGGTTGCTGGTTGGATTTCTTTGGGATACCAAGTTTGATCAACGACGACCGCACCCTCTGTACACTCGCAGTAACCATCTCGGCCCCAAACGGAGTCCCACTCTGTATCTTCTGTAGAACATCCTCAGCTACCATATTTTTAACTTCGGACAACACTTCTTTGCTGTCCTCACCTACTATCATTTTACCAATTATCTCATCCTTGTCAACCGCTTTGTCCGATATTTCTCGAATTTCTTTCCGAGCATCATTAACATGCCGCTGCTGCGAATATTCCAAAATCGCTTTAACCTCCGCAGGAGAAGCCCCAAATTCCTTCTTAAACTGCTCTGAAAAATCATTTGAGCCTTTTTTGTCTGATTTCTGCGGAGGTTCCTCGTTGAGATACTGCATAAACTCAGTGGGGTCGATTTCCAGCAAACCAGCCAATTCCCGCACATCCGCCTCAGACGG